GCAAGACGCAGCTATTATTCCGTTGATTGAAGCTCGTATGAACGATGCAACCAACGTGATGATGGATGCAATGGCAACGGCCTTGTACAACAACTCTACCAACACTCAGCAGTTTATCGGTCTTCCTGCTGCCGTTAGCGCCACTGGCACTTATGGCAACATCAGTCGCTCTGCTTATACGTGGTGGCAGTCCAAGTCTTACGCCGCTGGTTCAGTGAACCCAACCCGTCAAAACATTCTCCAGTACATCTCTGGTACTGTTAAGAATGGCGCTGAAGTTCCAACTTTCGGTGTTTGCGGATTCGGTACATGGACTCTGCTCGCTCAAGACTATGTCGGTCAAGAGCAATACGTTATTACCCCCGGCTCCGGTTTCGACGGTGAATCCAACGGTCCTCAAGCAGCTTTCCGTGCTTTGATGGTTGCTGGTGTACCTATCTATCCCGACCCATACTGCCCTGAAGGTACGGTTTACTTCCTGAACACTAACTACTTGTCTCTGTATATCCACGAGCAAGGTTCGTTCGTATTCACAGGTTTTGAATCTACATTACCTAACTGGCAAATTGGTTACGTTGGTGCTGTCTTGATGATTGCGGAATTGGTTTCGACCAAGCCTAAGTCGATGACGGTTGTCAGTGGCTATAACTCACTTTCTATCTAAGGAGATATAACCATGTCATTAAGTACCAATAAAATCATCCTTGCTGGCGCACAAAGCAACACCGCAGGTGCTTACTTCCTTACCACGACTGTTACCGCAGTCAGCACTGGTAATGGCACTGTTATCCCCGCTGGTGTATATGTGATGTTCCCTCAAGCAAATACAAGTGTCTTGGCGTATAACGGCTCGTCAAATGCTACGGTTATTGCAGCAAATACTGGTGGTGTCATCATTTCTGATGGTGTCAACGTGTATGCAAAAACCACTGCATCTAGCGATATCGTGACTCTGTTGGCTACCAACGGTGGTCAAAACGTCAGCAGCACTTACGCAAGCTAAGGAGGCATCATGGCTAATGCTGATTCAGTAGGTTCGTTATATCTTGATAGCTTCAGCAACGGTCGCCTTGGCGTTATTAAAGGCACAACGCTCAACACCGCTGGTAACGCAGTTATCACTATTCCTATTTTGAGTGGTGGTTTAACTAATGGCGGTGGTGTAGCTAATTCTGGTGGCATCATTGTTCGTCGTGTGACGATTCAAAATAACTCTGGAAATGTGTCTAATGCAAATGTCAGCATTTCGGTAACTAGCGATGGTGCAAACCTGATTACGGCTAACACCGTGTTATCAGCAATGACCGCTGTTGGTCGTTATGTTGACATCAATGCAGCAGCGCCATACACAAGCAATATTGTGTCTGGCAGCATAACCCAATGCTTGTATGTGAATATCAATGCTATTGCCAATAACGGCAATACCGTTGACATTTGCGTTTATGGCGACGTTGAGGCTTTCTAACTATGCAAAACGTCTATGTGACAAACAAATGGGTCAAACCCATAACCTTTAACTACAACTACGTTCCCTATGAATTTCCAGTAGGGAAAACTGTTGAAGCACCGTTGGAGGCTGTTTGTCACATATTCGGTCATGGTGACGAAGACAAAGAACCGTATATGGCGAGGCTTGCTTTGATTCAGACAAAGAATGATGTTCCAGAAGGACTGAAAATTTTGTCTAAATTTGAAATATCAGAGCAACCTCCAAAGAAAGACCACTCGTTATCCCCGGTGGTTGAGAGAGTACCCCTGCCTCCTGCGAAGGGTGTAGGGGGAAAAATCAACGTAGCTGCTTGATATGGAAGCTAAATGGCGCAAACTTTACAGGGCTATATTACAGAAGTCAGATATTTGCTGCATGATGCAAATGCAAACTTCTACACAAATAGTCAATTAACAGATTACATCAATGCTGCCCGTGAGCGCATTGTCCGTGATACTGGCTGTCTGCGTACCATTCAAACTACTCAAGTACCATGCACACCTGTGGCTGGTGGCAACAACCCTGTTATCTGGTCTGAAGGTTTAGCTGTCAGTGCCGGAGACTATGTTTTTTCAAACATCTTTATGTATGAGGTAACTGTTGGTGGCATATTAGGCACAACAGTACCTCCATATCCTTCTGGAACGGCAAACTACCCGCCTTCCACTCCGTTTACTGATGGCACGGCAACAATGGTGTATGCCGGACCATGCGAAGTCATCAATTATGCAGCGTTGCCTAATGGCGTAAATACGCTGGATGTTTTAAATATCAATCTTTATTGGGGAAATACTAGGGTTCCAATGCGCTATTTGCCTTGGACTCAGTTCAATGCTGAACTGCGTTTCTGGCAAAACTACATTGGTCGTCCAATTGCTTTTAGCATTTTTGGACAATCACAAATTTACATTTCACCAGTTGCCGACCAAGTTTATACAGTTGATTTAGATACGGTTATTCTTCCAACCGGAATGGTTAATCTATCCGATACGGATACGATTATTTCTCCGTACACAAATCCTGTAAAGTTTTATGCTGCTTATCTTGCCAAATTTTACGAACAATCATTTGGCGAATCAGAGATATTTTTGCAGCAATATAAACAACAAGCACAAGCGGTTCTGGCATCTACATATACCAGAAGGATACCAACCCCTTATTCGCAACCTTTTTAAACTATGGCAGCCGCAGAGCAGAAAAAATCGTATGAGGTTGTCAAACAGTTCAAGGGTGTGAACACCAAGGCGAACCGTACTGCTATTGGTGACGATGAATTCTATTGGCTTGAAAATGCTATGCCTATTGGCTACGGAAATTTAAAAGTCACACCGAATTACAACAGTCTTGGCATTACGTTCTCTCGTACAGTTACTAATTTCTTTTCCGCTAATATAGGTTTAAAAGATTATTTGCTTGCGTTTGAGGATGATGGTTCCGCTGAATACGTTGACCTTGACACAAATACCAAAGCAACAATGGCTCCGGCTGGTACGTTCACAACTACGGACGGTATTAATATTAGTCAGTGGAAAAATGAGCGTGTACTAATTGCAGACCCGGTAAAAGGATACTTTACTTGGGATGGCGTAAATTTAGTTAGCATTGGTGCGGTAGGTAACATTGGTATTGTTAGCGGTGGTTCAGGCTATACGTCTGCTCCCGCTGTTGTTATTTCTGCGCCTAATCAAGCAAATGGTGTTCAAGCTACAGCCGCAGTAACTATCTCTGGTGGTGCTGTTTCTTCTGTCATTTTGAATGAATCTGGCACAGGATACACGAGCGCACCAACCGTTACCTTAGTCGGTGGTGGTGGTTCAGGTGCTAACTTGGTGGCAAGTTTAACGACATTTGCACAAGGCACTGTTGCAGTTGTCATGACAAATGGCGGCACAGGATACACAAACGCATCAAACTTAGTTGTAACGATTACAGGTGGTGGCGGCTCTAACGCTAACGCAGTAGGAATTATTGCTGGAAACGTAGTTACGCAAGTCATTATGCGTAACGCAGGTACGGGATATACCAATGCTTCAAATATCAGTGTCACCATCACCGGAGGCGGTGGAAGTAATGCAACAGCTAAAGCAGTTATTAACAGTGGAAACTTGGTTGGAATTCAATCATTTTCTGGTAGGACTTGGATTGCGAACGGAAGAACTATTTATTATTCTGCCGCAGGTTCTTATTCTGATTTTATTACTGTATCTGCTGGAGCAATTACTTTAACTGACGCTACATTACACGGAAACATTACGCAGCTATTATCTGCTAATAACTTCCTGTATATATTTGGTGACGACAGTATTAACGTATTTTCCGATGTGCGTGTAACAACTGCTGGTACGACTTTGTTTACAAATACAAACGTCAGTGCATCAGTAGGAACAAAATTAGCTTACGCAATATTCCCGTATTTTCGTTCAGTGCTGTTTATGAATGACTACGGTATGTATGCGTTAGTAGGTTCAACAACATCTAAGATTTCAGACCCTTTAGATGGTGTTTTTCCTAATATTGATTTTACTGCTGGCAAGTTTACTGGCGGTCAAGTTTTACTGAATAACATTTTGTGTGCTGCATTTAATTTTAAGTACACAGGTAGTCAAGGTACAAGTAGCAGCGCAAGATATATTCAAGGAATATTCTTTGAAAAGAAATGGTTTTTCACAAGTGCTGACAATGAATTAAAGTTTGTAACGTCTGCTCCGCTAGGTGGAAGAATTAACTTATATGGCACAAATGGTAATTCATGTGTGCAGTTATATTCCAACACAACAGCAAACATTAGTAGTTATGTACAGACTTCATTGAATCCAATGAAAGACCCAATACGGACTAAGCAAGCATTGAAGGTCGGTATTGAAGCGACATTGACTAATGCTGGTGAAATTACGGTTAGCGTAGATTCTGAAACAGGCTCAAGCCCTAATGTTTTGTTAGGACAGTTGATTGATTGGATAAATAACTTTTCTATTCCAATTCCTTGGCAAAACAATAGTTCAACAGTAATTGGTTGGTACTCAGGAACAAGTGGCTATGTTTTATATAAGACAGACGCAAAGCAGTATGGCAAATATTTAGGCATGACCGTAACATCGAATAATCCCGGCATTGTTTACAACGGTTTTGAATACGAACACGAATTGAGAGTGAGGTTCTAAAATGGCAGTTCCATATACATTTGCTACGGCAACATCAGCAATTCCTTTGTCGCAATTGGATAGCAACTTTGCTACTACGATTACGCTTGGCAACACAGCGATTCAGTTAGGAAATACTGTTACTACGCTAAACAATATGACATTAGCTAATGTCACTATTACTAGCGGAACGTCAAATACAACTGTTGCCAATGGCTCTATAACCAATGCAATGCTAGTCAATAGCAATGTTGTTATTGGAAATACGACAGCAACTTTAGGGACAACGGTTAGCTCAATCGGTAACTTGACGTTGACTAATGTCACAATTTCTAATGTTGCGACCACATTCCCAAATAACTTCTTGGCTAACAGTACAGCTACGCTTGGTAACACAACGATTACATTAGGCTCAACAACAAGTTCTGTAGGCAATCTGACGTTAGCAAATACAACAGTTACCAACTACACAGAAACTTTAGCTACGGCAACTGGTAGTACTTCAATTAGTTTGGCTAACGGAACAATCCAAAAGATTACGACTTCTGGCTCTACAACAATTACGTTGCCAGCAAGTGTGTCTGGTAAGAGCTTTACGATTATTGTTTCTTATGCTGCTGCTGACGCATTGGTATGGGCTGGTGGTTCTACACTGACGTGGGCAAGCGGAACAACTCCAACAGCAACATCAGCGACAGGTAAATTTGATATATTCAATTTCTACCAAGACGGTACAAATACTTACGGTAGTATTTTTGGGCAGAATTACTAATGTTTAGCGCATCTAAAACAGCAGCACCAAGTGGCGGCTACACTATTCAGCGTAGTGTACGTCTGCGGTCTAGTGCGTCTGCTTATTTCAGTCGTACTCCTGCTAGTCAAACAAGTCTTACTACTTGGACTTGGAGCGCATGGGTTAAGCGTGGGAAATTAGGGGCATA